TTTAGCCACTGCTGAATCTGTTATTGTAATCATAATCTTGAATTAACCACTTCCCAATTGATAATCTTCCACATGTTGGTTAGATAACTTACTTTGTCTGATTGATAGTCTAATGCCCAAGCATGTTCCCACCAATCTATTATCATAGCAACGTCCTTTTTAATCTGATGATTAGTAATAGTCTTGATATCACCTGATCGTGACATATAGACCCATCCACTACCTTGTATTGTCATGGCTACTTTAGCAAACTCTTTCTTAAAGAGGTCAAAACTGCCGTACTTTTTATTAATTAACAATTCACAGGATCCCTTAGGCTTATTGCCTGCTTTGGGGGCCATTAACTGCGGAAAGAATAAGTTATGTAGATAAGCACCTGCTTCATTGAAGTCACTATCACCCTCGCCAGCATTGTATCTTTTTACATAGCCTGCGGCCAACTTGCTGTAGTGATAGTCTAATGTTGCTTTGCTCATCACTGGATTTAATTCTGTTTTCTTATATGGTAATGAGTGTAGAGCTAATTCATCCTTGCTTTTTTCTTCTACCAGTGTTATGAATTCTCTCATTGGAATTGATCTCTCATTTCTTGTTCTAATCTTTCCATAATCAATTGACGCTCTTCATCTGTATAGTTATACCATTCAATAACTTCTTCTTGTGTGCGACCACATCCAATACACTTGCCATCAACCTGACGGCATATAGCCATACATGGACTATCAATTATTTCTGACATTGTTAATCTCTTACGTCTGCTTCTGTTATTATATGGTTATTTTCTGAACCATTGCAGTCTGCACAATGGCAGTCTGGACAAGTCCAACAGTCTGTGCATGAATGTCCGCAGTGTGCGTTGCATCCACAGTGTTCACATTTAATTTCTTTTTTATTTTCAGGCATGTTTCTTCTTGTAGTCAGCTATTGCTGATTTAATCGCATCTTCCGCAAGCACAGAGCAATGAATCTTGACGGGCGGAAGTGCGAGTTCCTCCGCGATATCGCTGTTTCTAATTGCGGTGGCTTCATCCAAGGTCTTCCCCTTGAGAAGTTCTGTGACGAGGCTACTACTTGCGATAGCACTACCACAACCATAAGTCTTAAACTTAGCATCTTCAATGCGTCCTTCATCATTCACCTTGATCTGTAACTTCATTACATCTCCGCAAGCCGGAGCACCAACCATGCCAGTGCCTACGCTTGGATCGTTTTTATCTAAACTACCAACGTTGCGTGGATTCTCATAATGATCTAATACTTTTTCTGAATAAGCCATAATACTCCAATAGTTGACTATTATTATACACTATTTATTATGCTTAGTAAATGGATTTGTTTCTTTTCTTACCAGCACGTTTAGCCATTTTACTAACTGTGTCTACTGGTGCAGTTTTATCTGTATTTGTAGTAGAAGCGTCTGACTGGCTATCCATTCCAACTGGATGTAATTCAATATAGTCTTTATTGAATGTTTTTATAATATTCTTAACAGCAGAATTTTTTTCATTAGCACTCACAAGAGCATCATAATCAAATGTCTTATCTGTATTAAGTACTAAATTAATAACACTCTGTGTGGATATTTTTGGAAGTTTATCTTTGTCTTTGTATCTGTGACGAATTAATTCCAGAGCCGTTACTAGGTTTGACTCTGGATTATTCTGTTGTTGTGATTTAAATTCATCAAATCGCACGATTAACGAAGTTCTCTACCAAGCTCTTGATCACCACCAACTGCGGCATCAGTACCTGTAAAACCATCTGTTTCTTCATCTTGATCTAAATCATTAATTGTTGGTTCTTCTGCTGGAAGGTCCATTGGTTGATCAACTGCTTCACCAGAAAGGATTCTTACACCTTTATCAACACCCTCACGTGCTGATTGTAAGTTACCCATTAATGTTTCTAATGTTGTACCAACAGCATTTTTAAAACCTTCTGCTTGTTCGCTACCAATTTGATCACGAATACTATCTAATAATTGTGGAAGTTGTTCGTTTTGCATTTGACCAACTTTTTCAATTTGATTTTGTATGGTATCAACCATATCTTTAGCCGCTAGTAATACTTCAGCATTACCAACTTCACCTTCTGTAATTACTTCTGCTTCAGGAGCAACTGTAGTCTGTGAGTTTTCTTCTAGCCATTTAGTAAGACCTTCTTGAACTGTTAACAATTCCATATATCTTGGATTTGTTTCAGCATTATGTAGATCTACACTGTTTCTAATTTTATCTAAATTTTTGGTAATTGTTTCGCTTAGTTTTTCTGCTTTTTCCACTGTGAGTGTATCAAAGTTAATAGCAAAACCAAAACGGCTTTCTAAAACTTTATTAATTTTTTTAGCCGGTGTCTGCGACATTTCTGATAATTTCATGGTATATGTTCCTAGTTACATTTTTATATATTTAGCCATTTCTAGACTTTTCTTTAATTCTTTTTTTACTACTGCTATCTTATCCATTGTTTCTAGATATCTAGAAGTGTAGTATTCTACTTTCCATTCATCGTGTTTTTCTAAGGAGGTTTTGTATCTTTGTCTATATATTATAGCATCAAACTCTAGATTATTAAGCAATCTATCATTTTTCTTAATATTCTCCGCTAGATCATGTTGATTTCTGTGTGTAGCAATACAGTAGAAAATAGCATCTTTTCTGGTAAAAAAATCAAAAACCTCTACGTTGGATTGAACAACTCGCCAGCAATTATCATCAATATAAACTACCTTACTAGCACCCACAAGAATATTTTTACCTACTTGATAACAAAATGGTAATTCTGAATTATTTAATTTAGAGAATTCTGTTTCTGTAAATCTACGTATCTTTTCTATGTCTACCGCTTCAATTGATACGTTTTTTGTAGTAGATTTTACCTTCTTCATTAGTTCTGAGCAAAACATCCTTTACAGTTAATTGATTAGCGATGACTTGCTCTCTTTCTTCCAATTGGCTTTTGGCTATTGGTTGATCGGTAAATTTTGCCAACAATTCTTTTTCTTCGTTGGTAATGGGTAATAAAATTTTGTTTGTAAGTTCAATAATTTTCATACGTCAAGTCAGCGTTGGTTTATTTTATTTATAAACCTATTACACCCTTAGATAAAAAAGCAATAAGTGCGGCTGTGAGTACTCCAATTATAGTAATGCCGTATTTAATTATTTGATTGTTGCGGTTTTGTTCATTAGAGGTGAGACAGTTCTTGATGTCAACCATATGACCTTCAAGTTTGTCCATACGACCTTCTAAATTGTCAATTTTGTCTTCCAAGTTTTTGTACCTTTCGGCACATATTTCAACGTGGGCTTCTAGATTCTGTTTCTCAATTTTTGTTGGTGCTGACATACGTCGTGTCTCATTTTAGTTGGACCCGATGCCATCTTATGTGCCTCTTGTTTTGCCTTAATATGTGCCTTAATGTTGTGCCCTAAGCATCTTGTAGCATTATTGCTACCTTAATATTTATATATTTTTTGTTTGAATAAAGTATATATTTTTATTTGGTCCGCTAGGATGGAACAAAGGAATACCAGGTTTGGCTGTTTCATCTAACCCCAGTATAATAGGACTCAATCTAAAATCTTGTTTGAGTGCACCGTATCTATCATGTTGAATGGCAAATACTTCTTCGTGTTCAATGGCAAAATTAAAAGTCCAAATTTTGTGTTCGCCTTTGTAATTTATACCAAATGAAAAATCTTCAACATTTGCTGTTTGGACACCTATGTAATCTACATAGATCAATTGAGCTCTCAAACTGAGCAGTTGTAGAACTGTTTCCCAATTACGCTGTTGATTTCGTTCTTTCTCATGATCTTTAATATAGTTGACCACTCCTGTTTTTGTAATATCTATAAGAGTGTGTACTGTATATCTGTGTAATAAATCCATGCAAATATTTATAGTCAAAGAAAAAGGCAGTTAAAAAACTGCCTTTCTCAAATTCAATTAATTTTAAAAATTAATTAGAATGTGTAAGCCGCTACTGTTGTACCAGAAACTGCTGTGTTGCAAATACCTTGTAATGAAGCTGAACCTGCTGTTGCTTCAGGAGCCGCACCAGAGATAGCTACACGGAAAGCACCTGAACTAGGTGTACCAAGTACTTCAACTGTGCCAACTGTTTCAATAGCACGTACTAATTTTTCAAAGTCACTGTCAACACCGTCATAACTAACGTGAACGTTTGTTAATGAAACTGTGTACATCGCTAATGAGCGACCTGTGGTTACGACTGGAGCCGCTCCACCGTTTACTCTTGTTAAAGCCATTTTATTTCTCCAAATTTTATTACCCGAGTATGTCCGAGCATACTATTATTTACCATTTTGGTAAAATTAATGGTGTGTTTGAATAGTTTTAAAATGTTGGAGTATATCTAACTGTAGACTGAGCTGATTAAGCTCATTTTTGATGGTTCTGCGTATGTTTGTTTTTTCTGCTTCGCTGTTTAATTGCCAGTCGCCCACATTTCTTCTTATCTTTTTGTACACACTATTTTTAATAGATAAAAAATCTTCAAGTGTTTTAAACAGTTGTCTATCAAGTGCTTGGTCTTTGCGACCATTTTCAATATCTCTAAGATATCTTCTTAGTTGTAGCACAGGAACCGATATACGTGCATTGGCTGTTATTTTATCTTCATAGTCTGTTTGATTGTTTAATACTGTTAAGATATTGTGTAGATCTGAAGCACTGTTTCTCATAGCAGTAAAATTTTCATATGACAGTGTTTCCTTAGCATAACGGCGAGCATAGTTAGGATCAATAACTCTCATAATTTCTATCATCATTACAGATAAAAATGCCACAGACGCTAGAGTTTCTGCACTCTTTCCTTTGAGTGTGCTTTGATTTCTAAACATTCTAGATTCAGTAAGCTCTTGAATAAAATCAAACACTATTGACCTCTTTTAGCAAAATTAGTTCTTGAGAATTCTAAACGATCTACTAGTTTAACAGCACCACCATCATGACCTATTGCCACAAATCCTTCTGGGCTGGTCACACGATAGCCATTGTTGGTTTTTTGAAATGTACCAATACCTTCTACCTGTTGTAATTTTCTTATTAGAGTTAACTTTAACTCAATAATTCTTTTATAAACAGCAAGTATGCCTAAAAGTACATTACTGTTGTCAGCTATCCACTGTTCTCTTTCTTTAATCTTAGCCAATCTATTCTGTGCGGCTCTTGGATTCATATCCTCAATGCCTTGTAATAATTCATCATTGTAGTGTTTCATAAAATCTTTAAGAAACTCTGTTGGTTCACTGATAGTTTGACCTTGACGCACCATCTTGTTAATATATGGTTTAATCTTTGTTGCAAAATCTCTGTTTTCAATTACGATATTAAATTTAGCCTGACCAATCTTAGTCATAGTATTCATAGTAGCATTCATGTATTTTAAAATTTTACTATTTTCACTAGGAGTTAAACTGGCAATACCTGTGTAGTCTTTATAAGTAGCATCATCAACCCAAACATCAGGATGTTGTGATAGATCATTGACATTGGCTTTAAATGCAGATTTCATATCCTGTATACTTTCACCTTCGTAACTGGTATGAAATATAATGCCCATTTTAGCTCTGGCAATACGTTCGCCTAGATGGTTGTCAACTGGCACAGCATAGGTAATGGTGTTTGGAGTAAACACATAGCACTGCTCACCGTGTATATCTTCTACTGTGACGTCACCTTCTGTAAACATTAAATCACCTTGTAGAACTCCACCTATTTTTAATTTTTTAAGATGTTGTAAAGCTGATTTTAATTTGTCTGCTAGTTCAGGTTGTTCACCATACCATTTGTCAATGTTTTTTTCTGTTTTACAAACTTTAGGTTCACCTTTGGCAAAAACACTTTTAGTTCCTACAAAAAAGCGACCGTCTGCTGGATCTGTGCCACATATAATTGCTGGACTTCCGTCCCATTTAACTGTTAGTTTAGTTGTTGCACCTGTACCTTCTGCTAACATCTGACGTAGACTTTCAATATAGTCTAAGGCACCAATAGCACCTTGGTACCCTTGATTAAAGATCAAATCTTCAAGGTGTTCTAAGTGAGTATTTTTGCTTTCAGTTAATAACCACTGTGGTATTTGTTTTTTAATTTCAAATAGTTTCATATTAGTCTGCTACACCTGGACGAGGTTGTGCTAGTTTATCCCATTCTATATCTAACACCTTACCAAAACTTGGATTAACTTGTTTACCAGTTTTAGTATTGACCCAAGGTTCTTTTCCGCCTTTGGTTGTATATAGTTGTCCATTGTAACTGACTGTCAATTCACGTGGAGCATCTACTACTACCTGCATATCTTTTTTACTTTTAACAGGTTGAGTTTTGGTTGTAGTTGGTGCTAATCCTAATAGTCCACTCTTATATTCTTGAGTTGTCCTACGTAGATAATTGTTTTGAGTTTCACCTTGCTCAGGTGTTGGCACATTATTTGACCTAAAGAATTTTTTAGTCCAAGAATGTAATAGTTCAGGAGTTACACGTTTAGGACTTATACCACTTTGTCCTAAAAAAGTATTCCATTTTTCAATAACATTATTTGATAGTGCTTGAACATCTTTTTGTCCTGCACGTCTTTGTTTCCAATTAGTGATAGGATCAAGTATGCCTTCTTTAACGACTTCATTAACTTTCATCTTTTAATTTCCTAATACCTCTGGAGAATTTAGTAGCATCTTGCCCTTTGATAGCATTTAACAGTCGTCTTTCAAGATCGCCTGCTCTTTCAGCATCGTACTGTTCTCTAATAGTATTAATCAGATTGATGGCAGAATTAATAATATTATGGGCACGGCTCTCTAAGAGATTTTCCTTGTCCTTATTAATTAATAATTCATCTAATTCTGTAAGAATGCTACGTGTACGTTTTTGCACTTTTTACTCCAATTTAGTATATTTATGCAAAAGTGATTAGTTATTCACTGCGTTTAAGTCCAGCCAACATAGATTTTAGTTTATTAGTATCTACTGTAGCATCTATTTTAGGAGTTTGTTCTTTTTCAGTAACTGAACTTGTAGATTTAATTTGATTCATGATTGAACTCGCACCCACACCTTTAAGCCCACTTTCCTGTGCTTCTTCACCTGGATCTGTAATTCTTAGTGTTTCAACATCATAATCAAGATCAACTTTTTGTCCAACCCCTGATGATGAACGTGTTTTCATTAACTGTATTTGATAGCGACCACGCTCACGCATAGCACGACTTGTAAAGATACCAAACACATTGTCAGCAGTGTTAATCTTACTCAAACCACCTGCGATATGGCTATGGTCAAATTCAATTTCTTCCACGGCCGCTCTGTTTAATTGTGAAGCAGTGATCATTAATATATTAAATTCTTTTGCTAAGTTTCTTAATTCTTCTGATACATATTTGTCTTTAACAAATAAATCATTTGGGCTTACTTTTGCTGATACAGGCATTACTAAATCTAAATAGTCAACCATGATAAAGTCAACTTTCATTCCTGTCTGTACCTGTAGTTCTTTGAGATAACTTCTAATTTGATTTACGTTTGACTGTGCTGGCATGTATTTGATACGCAACTTGCCTGACTTTTTACCAACCATCTTAACTTTCATTTCAACAGTGTCTAAATCTTTAAACACTTCTTTTGTGCTTACGTTTGCTACCATACTATCCATACGCATAGCACACAAACCTTCACTAAGTTCTAATGTTAAGAACACTCCATTAAGTCCATTTTGTATCCAATTGATACCAATATTCTGCATGAATAAACTTTTACCAGATCCACTGCCGCCTGCAAAGATGTTGAGTTCACCTCTATTCATACCGCCAAACAATCTCTTATCTAACGTGGGCCACCCTGTTGATACTTGACCGTTATTACTCTTAATCTCCATTAATCTTGCTCTTGGATCTTCAAAATAATCTGTTCCCATGTCTTTAGTTAAACTAATCTGTACTGCATCTTTGATTAGTTTTTCAACTGGATCATATTCACCCTTTTCTAACAAGTCTGCAGATTTAAGTATGGCACGTTCTAATTCTTTTTGACGAGTAAATCCTTCAAACTCTTCCATAAACCATGAATAATGATCTTCTGTCAGATCCTTAACAATTTTAAGTTCTACACCTGTTACTGCACGAACTTGATCTGCTGTTGGTAGCGTTTTGTGTTTGTCTGCATGTTCTGCAAGAAATCTAGCAGTTTCTTGTAAACTGCGATCAAAGTTTTCTGAATTATAGATATTCTGCACACGCACAAAACTCTGTGCATCTTGTAACATCATTTCTAAAAACAGTTTTTGTAGTTCTGGTGTGTATTCTTTTGCCATATATTATTAATTATATAATTTTTTCTTCATTAACTCAATCTTGAGTTTACTCGTTTCTTTAGCATCTATTATTGATTTTAGTACAAATAGTTTGCCATATTTCTGAACTGCTTCGTTAATATCTTTACAAGTTTCTTGCCAAATTGGGAAACTGGCTGTCCATCCATATTCCACAGCATTGTCTAATAGTTTACTGCCACTTTTATCTGTATCTGCTACAACTATAACTTCTCTACCTAGACTATCAATTATGTCTGCTTGTTGTTCACTGACTTCGTTGTGCATGACAGCAACCCCATCTATGCTCATAGCATCAAACGGTCCTTCACAGACTATAACAAATTTCCACTCTGATTGTTGACGATTAACATTAAACACATATCCTTTATCAAAACGATTCCAATATTTTGGTTTTACTTTTGGGTCAATGGCACGACCAATATATCCTATTTGTTCCTGTTTCCAATAACAAGGTATGATAACTCGTTTGTGCATATTATTGGATTGATCATCAGTGACATAAAAATTATATTCGTGTATGTCTATTTTACGATCATAGACATATTCTAATGCTGGATGCGCCTGTGTTAAGTTTTTAAACTCAATTGAATTTTTTGGCAGATCGTGTGATTTAAATACAACAGGTTCATTTTCAATTTTAATTTCTTCAGGTGCTACTAAATCTTTAACACGTATTGCTTCAATAACCAATCGTTTGATTTCAAGTTGGTCAACGCCAAACCAAGATAATAATTTTCTGAATTTATAAGTCAGGTGCCTGCCTGGCTGATAACTGGTAGTAAACCCACAATTAAAGCAATGGTAGGATACACTTCCGTCCTGATTAGCAGTGAGCCCGCCACGACTTCGTGTATCCTGTGTTTCACCATTGTGTACGCAACAAGGTGCGTTGAAACTGATCCATCCAGAAGGAGTGGACTTCCTCTTTGCGGGGAGTATTGCCTTGACGAAGTCTTGAATGGTATTCAGCATACTAATATTATATGCTCTTAGGTACTGAGAGTCAAATTATTTGATAAATTTAACTTGGAAATCCTTCCTTAATATTAATTTCCTGATAGAGTCCGTAATTATCATCTGAGTAAATAGGACGCTCTACACTAGTGACTGTGTTTACTGCTTTAAACGCTAGTTTGTATCTTGTTAATTCTAAATTACCAATTAGTTCTTCAGTTAATGTTACACTGGCTGTGCCAATGGTAGCGTTTGATACAGTAACCGCAACGTTACTAATCAAATCACTGTTAACAATGTCTACCAGATATCCTGTTATATTATAACTAGAAATATTCACTGGTTTCTGATCTTGATTTTTAAATTGTATAGTGATAGGGTTATCAACCCCTTTGTAAACATCAACTGTTCTATTGTACACGACTTTGTTCCTCGTTTTAATCGTAGGATCATCTACCAAAATTTGGATAGTGATCTTATTATCATATAAATAACTTGTAATTGTTGGCATAACGTTCCTTTATAATATTTATCGTAGATCAATGGAAGAAGCATACAAGACATTATTAAATCAATATCCTTTTATCAGTTACTTAACCTATGGTGGTAATGACTATATTGGAATCATACAAAATCGTGATGAAATTATTACTACCATCTATGATTTTTCCATGCTTAAAACTTTAGAACAAAAAAATAATTTTTTAGAACTGGCCGACCAATGGTGGTGGGAATCTAATAGACTAGTACCAATCAATGTATTTTTAAAGCAGGATTGGGTTGAATTTAGAGTTTGTCTTAAAACATTCAATTCAAAAGATGTAGATATTAAACACGGACCTTATGTTAGTCTCAAAGAAATAGCACAGAAAAGATCTAAACGCCGTTCAATAACTCTTGTTCGCAAAGTAAATTAAGATTAACCACAACTAACTGACTGTAACTTATGGCATGAGCCATTTTGAAATAATAGGTCTCATCTGTAGGTTTTTGCCAAACAGTTTCTGCAACTTCTTTCCAAGTACGACCAATCAAATGTCTTTTAGCAGGACGTATCACACTCAAAAACATGGCCAATCTTGGAATTGAATCTATAGGTTCAGGCATCTTCAACATAGTGTCGTAGTGATTGTTGACGTGTATTAGTTGTTCACATATATTTCTATCGTACAACTTAGCCCAGTCTGGTTCTCGCATAAGTTCTACCAGATGTTGTTCATCTTTGACATGTTTATAAACATGTACATTGAGTAGATCTAATTTTAAATACCCTCTATCTTCTGCATTTTCGTAATCTAAACTGGCCCATCCAGTAAATGGATCACGTGGTATGTCAGTTGGATGCACTCCAGTATTGTGTTTGGATAATTTACCATCACGAAAAATGCTTGAAGCAGTCAGATTAAGAACTTCAAGTGCCTGATCTCTATCAGCAAAGTCTATATCAATGTCTGACTTAAAGTTTTTCAATTGTTGTTGAATCTCCCCAAATTGATGCTAACGTAGAATCATTTATATTAGCTGGCGCTGTCTGTTCTTGTTGTTTTGCTTCGGCTAATTTTTTAATTCTTTCATCCATCTTATCTATAGAATGTTGCATTAATAGAATATCATTTCTTAATAGTAAAAGTTGACCTTTAATATCTTTAAGTAGATCTTCGCTCATAGTTTAGCCTCTTTTAAAACTAACTTAACCCATTCAGTATCTGCCAAATAGTCTTTGAATTTACGTTGCCAAAACTCAGGTTCAATCCATGGCATGATCATAATCATTTGTTCTTCGTTGAGCTTTTCTAAAAACTCAATGCCACTGTCACAATTAAATAGCACCCACGGACTAACACGACCATTAACAATATGATGAACAATCTTATTAGTGTTTCCATAACGGAAATAGTCACTAAAATTAGCTAGAGATTCGTGTTCATCTGCATAGTCTTGCATTTCTGTTAAAGCACGTTCAACTGCATCCTGTACTGCTTCTTTTCTTAGATATCCTGATAGATATTCTACATAGATATTGTCACGACACCAATGATCTAATTTTTTATTTTCTTTAAGCACCCACTCAATAAACATCTTTGGGTTTACCGCACGTATACCTACCATATGGCGACCAAATTTAACAAAGGCTGAATAGTAAGGACTCTTAACAAAGTCTATATAGGTTTTCATCTTTGCTGAGCCTTGTGTTAATTCATAGAATCGTAGATAGGCCTGTAGCCCAAGTTGAACGCCAACTTCTTTTTCTTGTTGGTATCTGCGTTTAGATTCGCACATATGAGCCGCTAAAGTTGACTCTTTGCGATATTCTTTTTCGCAGTACTTACACTTATAACTCGTCTTTGATTGATTTGTCATCATATCCGAGTTCTCTTGCCATGTCTCTAAGATCTCGTTTATCATTTAATTTTGCCAGTAGATCAATTTCATCCTGTTTCATAGTTGGATACATCTTAGCCAAAAACTTTTGACTTTTATTATCCCCTTCTTTTTTCTTTGCCTTTAACCAATAGTGATATTGGTTACCCATATTTGGACTTACTGTGGTACAGCACAACCATTGTAGTTTAGTATGTCGATTAATATCAAAAAAGTTTTTATTTACACGCTCATTAGTAGCACGTAGATACCATTCTTGAAAGTCCTTGTTGCCACTAACATTAGCACCGTACTTGAGCATTAGATAAGTTGAAAACTTTTTCTTTTCCTCATCAGTAAACTTGTCATAGTAGGCACGATCCTTGCGATCGTAGGCCGCCATTTCATTACCAATGTATAATGGATCATTATTCATTTGCGTCTAAGAGCGTGTCCAATGATGTTTACTGTACTTTCCAAAGTATTTAGACGATTTTGTAGTCTTTCAATTGCATCTTGCTGTCTGTCTACAACAGATAATAGTCTATCAATCACAGTTAATTGCTCATTTAATTTCTTTTCATGACTGAATAGATTAGGTCTTGGAATATCTGGGTTAACTTTGCGTTTTTTCTTTTGTTTAAATTGTTTTAGATTAATCAAGGTAACACCCCCTCAGGTAAATCATCTTTACTTAAATTATATATCATAATTAGTTTCTCTAGAGATTCTTTAACTGCTGGAGATGACTTGGCCATTTCTTTGATACTTCTCAACAGTTGACCGTCTTCATCAACGTACGATTTGGTTTCCCATTCCCATTGTAGTTTTTCATTGTCCATTGAAAAGAACCCGTCATCATCAATGATATAATCTTCACCCATAACTAACTCCCTAGAATAATCCCCTTCTTCTCTTCTAAAAACAGTAACGCCATTATCAGGGGATTCATAAATCCATTTTTCACTCATAATATTATACTACCATATCTTACTATAGTCAACTATTTCACTTTGCCTTGAAATATCTTTAACAAAATACGCACATTGTGGTCCTTCCTCATTGTTTATTGGAACTGCTAATAGTTGTCCTGGTTTGAGTTTTGGAAAAAACCATTTAACGTCCTGATAGATATCTACAATTTCAATTGGATGAAATTCAGGCTTAAAACTACTTAGCGGATTAAATGTATAGGCAGAAAATCCTCTATCATTGATACTGGTCAATGGTATCACTTCTAGATCACCTATATCTGCTTCACCAATTAATATCTGCCAATCCACAGGCATTTTGATAATATTACCACCTATGTTTAATACCAGTGCGGGTGAATTAAATGATTCTAAAAAGATCAACGGAATGAAAAAGTAATCTGGATTTTTTGGATCACTGTTATCTAAAATATTAAATCTTAAATCATCAATCTCATCTGGTATCTCGTTCATCTCAAATGCCTGATTTTCTAATGTTAGTATATACATAAATTTATTGCCACTCCACTTTTTCTACTATAAAGGGATAGTTGGCCTCTTTA